AATAGCTAGTTGTCTATAAACACTAGCATAAGGATATAAGGTAAATAACTCCAACGGTGAACTTAACGGCTCACCGTTTTCGTTTTTAGTGCTTGACAACTGGTTAAAATAGTGCTATAATATACATTCACATTGAGAGAGATTATAATATGGAATACGGAATAACACAGCAACTTGCTCCACTGTACAAACGAGACAGCAAAGGCAAGATCAGAATTTTGACTATCGAGATTGGATATAATGATGCTTGGGAAGCAGGCACAAGATCGATTGCAGGAATAAAAGACGGTAATCTAGTGACTTCTGGATGGAAAGAAAGTAGTCCAAAGAACGTAGGCAAATCAAATGCTACTACTGCATTAACCCAAGCTGAAGCAGAGGCTAAAGCCAATTGGGATAAAAAGCTAGAGAAAGAATACTTCCTACAGATCGAAGACGTAGATTCCTACGAACGATTCAAACCAATGCTTGCGAGTGATTACACAAAGCGCCATCAATCAGAGGGTCATAGTCAGCCAAAACTTGACGGCATTCGCTGTCTTGCTGATAAGAATGGTCTATGGACACGTCAAGGCAAACCAATCAATAGCTGTCCACACATCTGGGAATCAGTTAGGTCTATCGTAGAGAATAGTCCTGATATCGTTCTAGACGGAGAGTTGTACAACCACGACTTGAAAGAAGACTTCAATAAGATCACTAGCCTTGTTCGTAAAAGTAAGTCTACGCCTGAAGATATTCTTGAAGCAGAGAAGATGGTAGAATATCATGTGTACGATATGTTTAGCAGTGTTACTCCTAATCTTCTTTTCACACAACGTACTCATGTACTAGAGGCTATTATCAGCAAAGAAGGCGCTAGTGTTCATCTAGTTCCTACAACTTACTGCTCAGATCAAGAAAGTTTAGATAGCATGTACGCCGAGTACACGACCGATGGATATGAAGGACAGATGGTGCGTAACGATACTCCTTATGAGAATAAGCGTAGTAACGGATTACTGAAACGTAAAGAGTTCATCACTGAAGAGTTCAGAGTCGCATCTATGTTAGAAGGTCAAGGCAACTGGGCAGGACATGTTAAGAAGTTCGCTCTGATTATGCCTAGTGGAGAAAACTGTGGAGCTGGAGTTCGAGGTAAGCAAGACAAGCTTAAAGAGCTTTGGGAATCAGGCAACACTCCTAGTTGGGCAACGTTACGATATTTCGGTCTAACACCAGATGGTGTGCCTAGATTTCCTGTAGTCATAGACTACGGATACGGTGAACGCACTGACTGATTTACTTGACTTTTTGTTTCTTATACTGTACAATGTAAACTATACTATACAAAATGAGGTCATATCTTGAGTTTTTATACTTGCGTTAATCGCTACGGCAATAACATATTGTTCCGTGGCTACAATGATGATGGCAAACCCATCATGAAGAAATTCCCATTCAAGCCAACTATGTACGTTCCTTCTACTAAGGGAACTGGCGAATGGAAGGGCTTTGATGGTGCCTCAGTTGAGCCTATTCAACTCGATTCTATGTCAGAAGCCACAGAGTTCAATAAGAGATACGAGGGTGTTGACAACTTTAAGATATATGGCAACAACAATTACGTAGCTCAGTTCATTGCTGACAAGTATCCTGGTGTAGTACCCTACGATCTAAAGCGTATCAATGTTGGCAATATTGATATTGAGGTTGCATCTGATGATGGTTTTCCAGAGCCTGGTGAAGCAAAGCATCCCATCATTTCTATCGCATATAAGAGTAGTACTTCTAAAGTCTATCACGTTTGGGGTTTAGGTGAATGGCGACTAGAAGACTGTGAGCTTGATCTAGATGGTTACATGGTTCAATATCGTCTATGCACTGATGAGTCTGACCTCATGCTTAAGTTCTTAACGTTCTGGCATGCCAACTGTCCAGATATTATCACTGGTTGGAATATTCGACTATTCGATATTCCTTACATGATAAACAGAACTACACGTATTCTTGGTGATAAGATCGTCAAGCAGTTCTCGCCTTTCGGTATCACAAAGTATCGACAGATTGGTATCAAGGGTAAAGATATGGACGCTTATGAGATATACGGTGTTCAGCAAGTCGATTACTTTGATCTGTTTCAGAAATTTGCTTTTACTTATGGCAATCAGGCATCATATGCTTTAGATAATATTGCCGCTGTTGTTCTAGGCACTAAGAAGCTATCTTATTCTGAGTACGGCTCTTTACATGGTTTGTATAAAGCTAATCACCAGAAGTTCATCGATTATAACATTCGTGATGTGCAGGTAGTAGATCAGATTGACATACAGACTGGTCTTATGGACTTAGCGTTGATCGTTGCATACAAGGGTGGTGTAAACTACAACGATGCATTCGGCACAACAGGTATATGGGATTCAATCATCTATCGCTATCTAAACGAGTTAAAGATTGCTGTGCCACCATCATCACGTAAGCCAAAAGAATCGTATCCTGGTGGTTATGTTAAAGAGCCTAAAGTTGGTATGACTGAGTGGGTAACATCGTTTGACCTTAACTCACTATATCCCAATCTGATTGTTCAGTACAATATGTCTCCCGAGACTTTGGTTTCAGGTGGTGATGACTTTACTGCAAGTGGTGTCGATCATTATCTCAATAACCCAATACGTGAAGATGTACGTGAGCGTGGTCTATCAGTGGCAGTCAATGGTTCTATGTATCGTAAAGATGTTCGTGGTGTATTGCCTACTATCATTATTGGTCTGTACGATGAGAGACGTGGCATCAAAAACGAGATGCTTTCCCTCAAGTCAGAATACGAGAAGAAGAAGTCTCCAGAGATGTTGAGAGAAATAAATAGACTTGAGAATACTCAGCAGGCTGTTAAGATTTTGCTCAACTCACTTTATGGTGCGTTAGGCAATCAGTACTTCAGGTACTTTGATATGAGAATTGCAGAGGGTATTACACTGTCCGGTCAGTTGTCTATCAAGTGGGCCGAGAAAGCTATGAACAAGGCGTTGAACAGTATTCTCAAATCTGATGAAGATTATGTTATCGCTATGGATACTGACTCTTTGTACGTGAACATGGGACCTCTTGTCGATGCAGTCAAGCCAACAGATCCAGTAAAGTTCATCGATCAAGCATGTGAGCAGAAGCTTGTGCCTCTTTTACAGAAGTCGTACAATGACATGTTTACTCAAATGAATGCTTTTGAAAATAGAATGGTTATGGCACGTGAAGCTATCGCAGATAAGGGTATCTGGATGGCAAAGAAACGCTATATACTTAACGTTCATAATAATGAGGGTGTACAGTACGCAGAGCCTAAGCTTAAAGTTATGGGCATCGAAGCTGTGAAATCATCTACTCCTCAAGTTGTGCGTGATAAGTTTAAAAAGGCTTACAGCATCATGCTAAATTCTACAGAAGTAGAACTACAGTCATTTGTGGCTGACTTCAAAGAAGAGTTCAAATCTTTGCCAGCAGAGGACGTATCGTTTCCTCGTGGTGTCAGCGACATCAACAAATGGAATGACAAGCATACGATATACAAGAAAGGCACTCCTATTCATGTCAGAGGTGCTTTACTTTTCAATAAGCTCATGAAAGAAAAGAAGCTGTCTATGGAAGAGATCAAGAATGGTAGTAAGGTTAAGTTCTGCTACATGAAGATGCCTAATCCTTTAATGGAGAACATCATATCTTTTCCACAGTTCTTGCCTAAAGAGTTTGACTTAGATAGTCACATCGATTATGACATGCAATTCAACAAAACATTCAAAGACCCATTGAAGATGGTATCTGACGCCATAAACTGGGAACTTGAATACATAAACACATTAGAAGGATTTTTCTCATGACAGAAGATATATTTGACTTCGGCTTTACTGCCGTTGATGAAACAGAACTGGAGGTCGTGCAACAAGCACAGGCAAAAGTTGCTCAAGAGAGTGGTACAGCAACCGACCTACAAGACAAGCTTGATAAGCTTTACAACGCAATAACGCCTCTTCTTAATAACCTTAAGGCAAACCCAGAGAAAGAGTACATTCTCTGGCCAAACCGTACAGCAAAGATCGAACAGTTTGAAAAGAAATTGTTTTACATTTACGATGCATGATGTTATAATAGACGAAGTAAAACAGAATTTAAACTATGGAGAATTATAAATGTCATCATTGATGGAAAAACTAGCTAGGAACACTACTATTAAGCAGACTGCTCCTATTATGGACTCGAAAGTGTTCGGTAAGAAAGATATGTCACCCACATCGGTGCCTATGGTAAACGTTGCCTTGTCTGGCAGAGTTGACGGTGGTATTTCACCTGGACTAATGATGTTAGCAGGACCGTCTAAGCACTTCAAATCTGCATTTGCGTTGCTCATGGCAGCGGCTCACCAGAAGAAGCACAAAGACGGTGTCATTCTATTTTATGATAGTGAGTTTGGTACACCACCAGAATACTTCAAGTCTTTCGGCATTGATATGGATCGAGTCATTCACACGCCGATCACAGATGTTGAACAGTTGAAGTTCGATATCACTAAGCAGTTGAATGACCTAGACAAGAAAGACAACGTTTGTATCGTTATCGATTCTATTGGTAACTTAGCGTCTAAGAAAGAAGTAGACGATGCAATGGATGGTAAGTCTGTAGCCGATATGACACGAGCAAAGCAGATGAAGTCTCTGTTCCGTATCGTTACACCTCACCTGAATCTTAAAGATATTCCAATGATCTGCGTGAACCACACGTATAAAGAGATTGGCTTATATCCTAAAGATATCGTATCCGGTGGTACTGGTGCGTATTACTCTGCTGATGCTATCTGGATTATTGGTCGTCAACAAGATAAAGATGGTACTGAGATTCGTGGATACAACTTCGTTATTAACATTGAGAAGTCAAGACATGTGCGTGAGAAGTCTAAGATTCCAATCATGGTCACCTTTGAGGGTGGTATTATGAAGTGGTCTGGATTACTTGAGGTCGCAGAGAAAGGTGGATACATCGTCAAGCCTAAAGTTGGTTGGTACGAAGCTGTCGATCCTAAGACTGGTGAAGTCCTATGTGATAAGATGATGAGAGCTAAAGAGATCGTAGACAACAAAGAGTTCTGGCTAATGATGTTCCAAAAAACTGATCTCTCTAAATTTATAGAGTCTCGTTATACTATGGCTTCTAGTGGTCTTATGAGTGCAGACGATAGTCAGATTCCTGAACACGTTGAAGCGCCTGTCGTTAATGCTGAGGAGACAGTATAACAATGATTGAAAATACCGTACTTGCGGGATTACTACACAATGAAGATTACATGCGAAGAGTCATCCCCTTTCTAACTGAAGAGTATTTTGGAGACTTCAGTGACAAAATGGTGTACAGGTCTATTCTAAAGTATATTGAAGACTACAATGGGATTCCCACTAGGGAAGCCCTACGTATCTCTATCGAAGAGAAAGACAACATTAGCGATGAGCAATACCAACAGATTGTTACTTTGATTAATGAACTAGAGTATGACAGTAAAACTGATCTTGACTGGATTGTAGATAAGACAGAGAAGTTCTGTCAAGATAAAGCGGTCTTCAATGCAGTACGTGAGGCTATTCTAGTGTTAGACGGCAATCACAAAGAACTAGATAAGGGGTCTATTCCTGATCTCCTATCTAAAGCTTTAGGCGTATCATTCGATCAAGCTATTGGTCATGACTTCCTAGAAGACGTTGAAAGTAGATATGAGTTCTATCATAGTAAAGAAGACAAGGTTGCCTTCGATCTAGATTTACTCAATAAAATCACTAAAGGTGGTTTATCTAGAAAGTCTTTAAGTATCTGTCTAGCAGGCACTGGTGTTGGTAAGACATTGTTTATGACGCATTGTGCGGCAGCCAATCTTATGGATGGTAAGAATGTTTTGTATATCACTATGGAAATGGCTGAAGAGAAAATCTCTGAACGTATCGATGCTAACTTAATGAATGCTACTATGGATAGTCTACAAGATATGCCTAAAGATGTGTTCATGAAGCGTATCGATAGAGTTAAAGCAAAGACTACTGGTAAGTTGATCGTTAAAGAGTATCCTACTGCTAGTGCAGGCTCTGCACACTTCAGACACCTGTTAAATGAATTAAAGCTGAAGAAGAACTTCTCTCCAGATATCGTGTACATTGATTATCTAAATATATGCACAAGTGCTAGAATGAAAGCTGGTGGTAATGTCAACTCTTATACGTTGATTAAAGCGATTGCTGAAGAACTTCGTGGTCTTGCTGTAGAGTTTAATGTGCCTATTCTCAGTGCTACACAGACAACTCGTACAGGTTACAGTAGTTCTGACTTGAACCTCGAAGACACCTCTGAGTCGTTTGGTCTACCTGCAACTGCTGACTTTATGTTTGGTTTAATATCTACAGAAGAACTTGAGGGTCTTGGACAATTGATGGTCAAGCAGTTGAAAAATCGATGGGGTGATACCAATTACCTGAAACGATTTGTTATCGGTGTTGACAGGTCTAAGATGAAGTTATTTGATGCAGAAGATAGCGCACAGGATCTAGTTAACGACTCTAGTACTCCAGTTGCGGATAAGGGTAGCTTCTCTAGTAGAATGAAAGAAGAGCGAGGCGATAATAAAGACAACGTTCTATCGTATCGTAATAATAAAACAAAAAGTAAGCCAGACTTTGGCGGACTAAAGTAAGGAGACATCATATGTGGTTATGGATAGTGAGTAATGTAGCGGGAGCACTATTAGGTGCGGCATCAACTGCTTGGTTTAAAGATACCCGAGCAGGAGTTTGGTGCTACAATCAGTTTGATTCTATTGCTGATTGGGCAACTGAGAGATATGGAATTGATATCCTCGACAAAGAAGGTATTGCGTGGAAGACAAAGTATCCCAATATCGCTAAGAGAATTGACGAATTAGAAGAGAGGCTTTCGAAGCTCGAGGAAAAGTAAAATGTTGACACTAGTACCGTGTTATGAATATGTTGTATCAGAAAGAGATGACGTGACCGTCTACTATACAGGTGATCTGCGTAAAGCTACTGAGATGAAGAGATTGCTAGATGATGGAACTACTAAAGATCCTGAAGTGACATTAGAGCGTGTCGAGACAAGTGGAGCATAAACCAAAAAAAAGGCAGTCGTTAAGATTGCCTTTTTTTAGATAGTTTGCGTGGCATACCCGAACCCCACGGACATCAAAGATGTGACGTATGCTATTCCTTCTGTGAGTTGATTATTACCGATCACACTTGCCTCTTGTGTATAACACATTAACACGCACCCATGCTGTTATTTATACAAACGGAAATCTATGCCAAGCGTTTCTAGAAAAAAAATAAAATACTTCTTGACATTGTACTCTATATGGTGCATAATGAGCATACAGTATAGAGAGGTATTATACATATGAGTATGCACATGATAAAAGGCGTATATGCTCCTACGAGCAAACGCAAGAGTAAGAAGCTCGACATGTCTAAAGTAGAGATCGAGTGGAGAAAGTACAATAAAGATATGAGGAGAAGCAATCTTCATTCATGTCAATTCGACACACTAGATCAATACGTCTTATATATAACCGGTAAACTTAAATCTAATCTAAAGGAATTTAAACCATATGTCGAACCGAAATCGTACTCACGTCAGACAAAGAGCTATGCATCAGTCCAGACGGAGAACTCAGTTCCATCATGTGAGGGCACCAGGAGAGAAAGACCAGTCTATACCGGAGATTATATTGTCGGGATCGCAACAATGCATAAATCAAACGCAGTCCCTGTTGGAAGAGGTGATGACCCCAAACACTACGCACAAATGAGGAGATGATATGAGTGATGAATTGAAAGTAACAATAGGTCAAGACGGAAGAAAGTATTACGAAAGTGACTTGAAACAAGAAGACCAGAAGTATATGGGGTGGTATTGGTGTAGTGAGCGAAAGGCTTTCTATAGATGGGATGCCTCTCAGGACGGAGTTAGAGCATGACTGATGAGCAAATGGTAAGTAAATTGAGATCGATGGAACAATGGGTAACCAAAGAACCCTGGAAGTCTATAGCAGATAGATTGGAAGAGTTAATCAAGATTTATCGACTAGAAGAGCATATCGAAAATCAGGGCAGTCGGATTGATAAATAGTCTTATAACTATAGACAGTCTACTGGAATTATAGAATAGCATGATTAAATTTAGAGGGTGGCTCACAGAGATGGCTACATTTTCACCTAAGAACTTTCCTTCCGGACCAGGTAAGAATAGAGAATTCACTGGTGCTGGTGAGCGTACAACGTATGCTCCGGAAACGCTGAATGGATATAAGTTCAAAGAAGGCTTTCCTATGGAAAAGCCTGCGGCGATGTACTCAGATGAGGGTAAGATTTTGAGGCAATTGAAGAGGGGTGAGAGAGTGCATTTCACTATTCCTGCCACATTACATAGGTCAACAGAGTTTGGCATCACTAGACGTACAACTCTTGCACCTGTTTCACTCAAAGGATTTGATCAAAGACCTGACGGATATGTCGCTATCAGTGCTATAGTAAAGCCTGGTGGTGGAGCGCAGGGTCGAGTCGGAGCAGGATCAAAGACTCAGGATATGGTTGCAGTAGAAGTTAAAGACATTGCTTTCAAGAAAGGCATCGAAGTAGAGACTGAATTCAAAACAGCTAAACCAGGATCTACTATTCCCGATTTGGTTATGACTATTGCTAAGAAGTCAACTCAGTTCGAGATCAAAGGAACTAACAATAGATCAGCTCCTATCACATTCTTCGACAAATCAGTCAAGAGAGCAGGTCGTAAGATCGATATTATACAAGACATCGCTGATGTTTATATCAGAGATTTGAAGATTGGAGAGGGTGGTGTAGGAGCTCTTATGAAGAGAGAGAAGTATCCTTCTACCTTCGTAGGTCTCATAGACTTTTTCCAATCACGTGATTCCTCAATTGGTCTAGCAGGCGATGCTGGAGTTATTAAGTCTGGCAAACTACCTAAAGAGTTGGCTATAACAGATGGTGTGGCGTTAGCCCACTTTAGACAAGTTATCTTAGATCACTTTAAAGATGGTAAAGACGACTACTTCGTTATACACAACCGGGCGAATGATTCGTTTGAAATATACTTCGTTGGCGGTGGTAAATCTGGTAATGTTCTAAAGTCACAAGAACTACCAAATTTTAAATCATTCGTATTAGCAACATATGGTGGTGCCTCTGGTGGTGCTACAAGAGTAGGATTAAAAATAAAACTATGAAACGCTTATCATCATTTCTAACTGAAGGCAAGAATACTCACATGGAGCACCTTGAGGACAATCTGCTGAACGCAGGTGTCGATGGAGCTAGGGAGTCTATCAACTATCTACGTGCATTACGTGATATGTTGTC